ATTTCTTAAACGAGAGTGTAGATGAAAAGACTATCTTTACCTATATTCAAGGTCTCCAAGAAATTATTTCCAATCTAAAACCAAGAACACTAACTGAAAAACGTAGAATGCAGTTAGCTAGGCAACATTTACGCGAAGTTAAGAGATTTGCACGCAAAATGCAAAATGACATTGGTGTCCTCCAAGAAAAATTAACAATTATTGAAGAATCTAATATTGAGGAACAATAATGGCTAAAGCTAACACTCACCTTACCCATTTGGAAGAGTTAGTCTTGACGCAAGGCCCAGAGGGCTATAAAAAGGCTAGAACCTTCCTTCTAGAGCTTTTAAAGTCTTTAAAGGGTAATACCTCCTCTAAGATTCAAACGTCCGTCAAATGGGACGGAGCGCCTGCTATATTTGCTGGTATTAATCCTGAGAACGGTAAATTCTTTGTTGGCACTAAATCGATCTTTAATAAAGTTCCAAAAATTAATTATACAAAAGATGATATTGTCAAGAATCACGGACATGCCCCGGGCCTTGTGGACAAACTCACTAAGGCACTACAGTATCTTCCAGCGCTAAACATAAAAAATATCCTACAGGGTGACTTTATGTTTGATGATGAAATGATTAGCACTGCTAATATTGATGGTGAGCCGCACTATAAATTTAAACCAAATACTATCGTATATGCCGTGCCTGTTGACTCTGATCTTGGTAGACAAATAGAGCAAGCTAAATTTGGAATTGTATTTCATACAACTTATGATAGCTTAGACAGTGGGGCTAGTTTTGGTGCAGATATCTCAGGGTTACGTCGAGCACCGGGTGTCTGGTTTGACGACGCATTCTTTACCGATGATACTGGTATTGTAACTCTTACAGATGATGAAGAGGCCGAAATTATTAGACTAGTTAAAGAGGCTGATGATGTAAACGGTCAAATAAATTATGATGATTTACCATTTTCATTATTAAACATTTACATCAATAGTGAAATAAAAGCTGGTAGTTTCTTAAATGACCCTGAAAAGTCGTTCAATGGATTTAATAATTGGTATTCTGGAAGAGTTCAAAATAAAATAAACAAATTAAAGAGTGATAAAGGTAAACAGAAAGCAACACAAAACGCTCAACAAACTTTACAATCTTTTTCACAAAGAAAAGATGATATCCTTAATATTTTTAAGGTAAGTCGATTATTGTTTGAAGCCAAAAACATTTTTATTCAAAAATACAACAATGCTGTTTATAACACAAAACATTTTGTTGATGATGGGTCGGGTGATTTAGTCGCTAGTAATCCTGAAGGTTACGTAGCAGTTGACCACAGAGGTAACGGAATTAAGTTCGTAGACCGCTTAGAATTTAGTAGAGCTAATTTTGCTGTGGATAAAGGAGACAAGTTCTCAGGCGAAATTAATGAACAAGAAGATGAATTTGATATAGGCGACGAGGATGATGATCCGGTTGTTGATGGAGACTATCCTAAAACTATTGCAATTGTCCCGGGCGCGTTTAAACCACCTCACAAGGGGCACTTAGATATGGTCCGCGCATATGCTAATATTGCTGATGAGGTTATTGTACTAATATCTAAACCAACTAAAAGTGGTAGAAAGTTACCAAATGGTAGAGAAATTACTGCTGCAGACTCTGAAGCCATATGGAAAATTTTAACTGCTGGAATGAATAATGTCGATATTAGAATATCGCCACATGCTTCACCCTTGACAGCAGCATATGAGTATATTGGTGAAGATGGACCTGTCAATGTTGGCGATAAAGTAGCATTAGGATGCAGTAATAAGGGTGGTGATTGTAAACGTTGGACAGGCTCTGAAAAGTATATTAAAAAAGGAGTCGAATTGATTCCGGTTACTGGAGTTGAGCCAACTGTGCGTGATAACGGACAAGCATATAGTGCAACTGATTTTCGCAATGCGTTAGGTTCTCCAATTGAGAATCGCGCTATTATAGCTGATTTTGTTGGTGAAGAAAATGTAGATGCTGTATTAGATATACTTGGATTAGAATCCATGTCAGAAATATCAACAGCCGGCATAGGGGGATACTCAGCCCCTTTGGGATATGGGTCGGTTAGAAGACCCAAAAAGAAAAAGAAAACAAATGAATATATGGATTTAAGTTTGATTGATGAAGTTATCGAACTAATTATGAAAAGAGGCATTACCCAATGAACCCAAATGAAGAGAAAACTCTCAGAGAAAGTATAAGACTTGCGATTCGTGCTGTCAAGCAGAAACGTCAAAATATTGTAAATGAACAAGAAGATAAATTGCGTCAGATAATTCGTGAATTTATGAAGATTGAAGAAAGCACTCCAGATGTAGATCCAACTCCAAACAAATCTACTGGCATTAATGTTCTAGAGCAGCTTTTAAAAAAGATTATTCCTATTCTAGAAGAAGATTATAAGTCACTTACTACTAATGAAAATCAAAGAAGTTCATACAGGGCTCATATTATAAATGCGGTTGAAAATTCATTGACTCCTGCAATTATGAATAATGAAGCCGGTGATGAAGAAGACGATTTAGAAGAGGTTATTGATATTGATGTTGGTGGTACTACTAATGATGATAAGTTTATCGATATTCGCACACCTGCCGAGAGATCAGCAGATGATGCGGAAAAGGAAAAGGATCCGAAAGATACGTTCGGAAAAGGTATCGATGGTGACGAAACAGGGCGCAATATGGCATATGAATCATACAAAAAAATAGAAACAAACGTAATTGATTCATACGAATTGTTGTCTGATCCCGAAGATCAAGAATTGTTTTATGATTATCTGATCGCAAACCTTAAAATGTATTTTAATAAATTTGAAGAGGAACTTTCGCCGGAAGTGCCTGAACCAACCAATAAAGCGTATGACATGGCACAAAAAGATAAAGATGTTCAAACGCAGGAGCCCGGTGAATTGCCGGATGAAAACCAGCCTCTTGAACTTGATATTTAATTTTTTTTAAAAATATACTTGACAAGATTTAAATTTAACGTTACACTTTGTTTGTGACAATCACTCTTGACTATCACTGTGATAATCACATATACTAAATGAATAATAATAAATTATCAAACATATCAACTATCACTAAATTAAAAAATCAAAATATAATTAATGATCAGTTATTAGTTTGTATTAACAATTTAAAATTAGAAGATTTAATAGCTATTAAACTTGAATTAGCATCTAAAAATATAAATAATCGATTATATGGATTTGACATATGGAGACGAACATCTTACATTGTTAGAGATAGTTTGTTAAAATACACTCTGTCAGTTGCAAAATCTAAAAAAGATGCAGCTAGGTTTTTAGGTATTACGTATGCAGAGTATATGAAACATCTTAAAAACTATAATACAAGGGATTACTTTAATAATGATTAGTCTACTCATCAGCTTGCTGGCCTGTGGTCCAGCAGAACTAAAAACCACTAAATCAACAGATACAGAATCTGCAACTGTTGTTGTGCCAGAAGAATTTGGTGTTAATGAAGCACCAGATTGCGATCAGAAAAGCTTAGGCTCAAACGTTTGTAATATATTCTTATATGATCAGTTTGGTTCCATATGGGAGTTGTATGATCACCGCGGTAAAGTCGTAGTTTTAAACTTTTCAACTAGTTGGTGTGGCCCCTGTCAATCAGCCGGAATGTATAGTCAAGGTATCTATGATCATTACAAAGGTGAAGTAGAGTTTGCTACTTTGTTGGTTGATGGGTTTACACACGGACTAGCACCAACAGAAGCTGAGATAGCAAATTGGGTTGAAAGCCATAGTATTACTACAGTTCCTATTTTACAAGCTAGTCGTGAGTATGTTGTTGATCCTGCAGGAATTACAGGATATTTAATAGCTGGGTTTCCAATCTATATTTTTTTAGACAAAGACTTGGTAATCAGAGATGCTAAAGTAGGATTTAATGAGAATATAATAAAACAAACAATTGATGGATTACAATAATGTGGAAAGTGTATAAATATGATGGTAACTATATTCAAGGTGAATTATTAAGTAAGCATAGTTCCGAAAATGCTGCTTTAAAAGCTGCCAAAAAGAGTATCGGTTATACATTTTGTGAAAAAAAGAAAGTAAATAAAGAAATTAGAATTTGGCTTGATGGTATCAACTATGCTCCATTGGGTGTGATTATAAAAAATACACGGGGATGATGTGGATTCGACAGGGTAACGAAGAGGAATAGTGCAAGCAGGTTAGATACGACCTTAACAGTTCAGATAATTTAGTTGCAAATAACAACTTACACTTCGAACAGCGCTTAGCCGCTTAGTAGGGAGGCCGATTAGAGCCTTCTATCCAATCTAATCAAAACAACAGACAAGTTGCAAAAATCAAAAAACTTATCGTAACAGGATGGTAAGCGATATTTTAAAACCATCTATCTTTGTCAGTTTATGATATAGAAACTGAATAAGCTTGTGAATGACTACAATTGGAATTATTTTGGACGCGGGTTCAACTCCCGCCATCTCCACCATTTTAGGTTCATACTATTTATATAAGAGGAAGTAGTATGTTTGAATTTATAAAGAAAAAATTTAATTTTTATCAAAAAGAAGAATTAATCCCAAGAATCACAAATGATGGGATAGAAAAATCACTTTGGGATATAAAAGAAGTTTATGATCTAGAAACTGAAGAAGTAGAAAGAGTTGTGTGTGAAAAAAGAATATTTCAAAATTTAAGACATAAAGGTTTTAAAGAAAACAATAATTAATTTATTGTGAGTACTAAAATAAATGATATTAATGTAGGTGATATGGTGCAAGAAGTTAACTATATTGCCTATTTTAATACACCTATGAAGCCACGAATGGGCATTGTTTTAAAAATATACCAACACAAATCTAGACCATCAATAACATACACTCATAATATTGCTAAGGTTTATTGGTTAAAAAGTGAAAAAATTGAAACAGTTCCTGTATATTTACTGATACACTGCGATATTGAAAACAATGAGTATGAATGTGAAAAAATTTAAGATTGATGATGTGGTTTATTATCAGCCTTTTAAAAATAATGACAGTGTAAAATCAGAAATTTTGAAAAACATTTCTAAAAAAGCTGTTATAATACAAATATACCAAGATAAAAATGAGCTTTATGATTATGAAATTTGTTTTTTAGAAAGTGGTGAGTTTAAAAAAGTCAAACAACAAGATTTGTTTTTTAAGGAGAATATATAATGGTAGAAGATGATGAAAAGAGAGCAACAGTAATGGTTTCAGGAGGTTTTGATCCTGTCCACGTTGGTCATATTAGGATGATCTTAGAGGCCTCACAATATGGGGATGTAATTGTGATTGCCAATACAGACGCTTGGCTGCACAGGAAGAAAGGATTTGTTTTTATGGAATGGGAACGACGCGCCGAAATATTAAACGCTCTTAAAGGTGTGGTACTGGTTGATTCTGTTGATGATAATGACGGCACTGTGTGTGAAGCTATTAGACGACTGAAACCAACATACTTTGCTAATGGAGGAGACAGAGGTAGAACAAATACACCTGAACAAAATGTATGCGAAGAACTTGGTGTTGAATTATTATGGGGTATTGGCGGTGATTACAAAGCAGATGCGTCAAGTGATCTTGTTGATAGATTCAGGAAACATCGTGGTTCTGAAGAAGAACAAAAAAATAACTTTGGTAATAAACATTCGGGAAGATGAAGCAGATAAAAATTTTAAAATCTTCATTTGATAAAGAAGGATTTTGGAAGCAACAATTATTAGAAACTAATATTTTGTTTGACACTGATTGCACCGCTTTATTCGATCAGAATGGTTATCATCTAACAGCAGTAGAGCGCGCTTATGCAAGTGTATCGGACTATAATATAAATTTACGTAGAAACGACTGGCTAATACATAAGCCTTGGATGACGTGGAATAAAAATACCGGTGCACACTTTAATCACTGTGAATTGTTTGAGCGAAAAGCATTTTCAGGAGATGCCCGAGAGCAACTAATAGAACACTCCGGTGCTAATCCAATGCTATGGAAAGTTATTAATATGAAACCAAAATGGGGAATAGACGTTAGTATAGATTATGTCGATCGCTCTGGACGTGTATTTGAGGTGTTTCATTACGAGTGGGATAACTTTGATTACAACACAGTTCAACAAAAAAAAGAAGAAATTGAATCTTTTGTTGTTAGTAAAAATTGGGATCAAGAAGCAGAAAAACTTTGGCAGCTTAGAAGTGAATGGATTAATCTAGACTTTTTTGAGCAGTCTGAATGGAAAACTAATTATTTTGGTCTTGAACCTGAAAAATTTAAAAATATAATTTGGACGACTCCATAAAGTGAGTTATATAATTACTAGTTAAAATATGGGCCCTACAACGCTAAATAATAATGCTAAAACATTAAAACTTGATATTTCTTATAGACCTATAGAGATTGTAGACGCTGTGGAAGCATTAGTTCTGTGTCTAATCGGAAAAGCACAAGCAATAGAAAATTACAAGAAAGAAATTAAATCTGTAAGTGATAGTTTTACATTACCCGCTGTAATAGTCCTTAAAAGATTTGTAAAATATCATTTTAAAGTTGTTTCTGCTCATCGCCGCGAGATCATACTTAGAGATAATAATCAGTGCCAATATTGTAGTATAGAATTACCTACAGAAAAGTTAACTCTTGATCACATTATACCAAAAAGCAAGGGTGGTAAAAATACTTGGGACAATTTAGTGGCTGCTTGTAAAAAATGTAATCAGAAAAAAGGAAATAGAACTCCGGAGCAGGCAAATATGAAATTAATTTGTAGACCTGAAAAACCAAAGTATAATATATTACGCTCAGTTGGTAAAAATCAAGTATCCGAATTGTGGAAAAATTATCTTTGGGAATAAAGTAGTTTTACTAATTGACAACAGCAAGATTTAAGGTTATGATTAGTATATTGCCCCTTAGCTCAGTTGGTAGAGCAGGTGACTGTTAATCACCTTGTCCGCGGTTCGAGCCCGCGAGGGGCAGCCATCTTAACTAAGGAGAAAACATGTCTGTTGTAAAAAGACTACAATCACTAAACTTGGATGCTGACACTATGATCACTCTTACATTAGAAGAAGGAACTGATGTCTTTGTCCACAATGAAACGGAAGTTGAAGATGCAATGAACGAAACGAGTGTAATTTACGATTTTGCTTCACTTATTGCTAATACAAAACTTGATGCTCGTAATCGATGGAACGGTAATATTATTCAACATCTTCGTGATAATGATTTTCTTGATGAGTACGAGCGTGGAAGTTTTGCTTTTGAAGATTTTCTCGCTGAAACATTGTCAGAAAATTTTTATGATACTGAACTGATTGAATATTCAACTGAGAAGTACGATCATAAGCGAGGCTTCACTACTCTAACTGCTCAAGTAGAAATTCCGTTTGCAAACTTTGTAGAGGTCAATCCATTTATTTCTGGGTGGACTGTATCTGTTGAGACTGATAACGGAACACTAACATTTGATGCATAATGGACCTACTTATGTTGGGAGGACCATATTATGGATAAATGTGAATGCTGCGGCTGTGTAGCACCTTGTCAGTGTGAATGCTGCTGTAAATAACCTTCTGCGCTATTCTGCTCGCTTTATAAGCAGAACGTGGTTGCCGATCGTCACGTAGGCAAAGGTTTCCGGTTATCCTAGTTCTAGACAGAAAACCGGTTTTTTATTTTCTAGCCATAGTTATTAATGTGGAAACGGTGGCAGAGTTAGCAATATTAGCTATGAGTATGTTTTTTGCAGCTTTCTTTTGTATGAAAGTATTGTTTATACCAGATTCAGCTATAAAAACTATAGATAAAATTTATGAAGTCGAAGAAAAGATATACCAAGAACGATAAAGTTTTAGTAAAATCATATGCCGGCCCATCTGTTTGTGTGACCTTGAAAGATAGATATCTTGTTTCTAAAACAAGTCATAAACTCGGCGTAGATGGCTGGGAAGCACAGATAGTAGATAAGAAAGAAGTTGACAAATTGAGAAATCGAGGTGTGCCATATGGGAAGAATGACAAACCCAAAGTTTGGGTATTTGACTGGCAAATAATTAACAAATGTTAATCATTATACTATATAATGTATAGAAGGCATATATGTCAAAAAAGAAAAATTATGTGTTAGATACCAGTGTGTATTTAACCGACGCAAGTGCATTATATAAATTTGATAATCACGATATATTCATTCCATTGAAAGTCTTAGAGGAAGTAGATAACCATAAGAAAAGACAAGATTCTGTTGGTTCTAATGCAAGACAGTTTATTCGAACTCTTGATGAACTAAGACTCAAAGGTTCATTAGAAAAAGGAGTTCGAATTGATAAAGGTATGGGCATACTTAAGGTTGTCTCTTATTCAAGCTTAAATAACACAATTTTTCCTCCTGATTTAGATATGAGGTTACCAGACCATACGATTATAGCAACTGCCAAAACAATTCAAGCATCCGTTCCTGAGAGGAAAACTATTTTAGTAAGTCGCGATATTAATATGCGTGTTATAAGTGATTCAATTGGCATTGTAGCTGAAGACTTTATATCTGAAAAAGCAGTTAGAACTTCGGAAGAATTATACAATGGATTTGTAATCCACGCAGTTGATGATCAAGTTATTGATCAATATTACTCCGGTGAAGATGTGTACATTGAAGAAGACGAATTTAAAGAGCCTTGGCATCCAAATCAATATGTTATG